GAAATCTCCATTATTTAAAGCCGTGGATATTGTGATATTCGCTGTTGTTGCTGCAACACAAGAATCTTTAACATCAAGACCTTGAGAAGTAGCTTCAACAAAACCTTTAGTTGCTGCGTCCTGTGTGTTAACAGGGTCAGAAAGGTTCGTAATTGTCTGACTGTTTAAACTTACAGAAGCCGTTGGTGCGGCTAGTTGATCAAGTCTATTTGTTTGTACCCCTGTATCAAAATCAGATATTTTTGTATGTGCTAAAGAAGGAATATCAGCAGCAACTAAAGCTCTATATGCAGAAACAGCAGCACTTCCTGACGTTGGCCCTGCTAAAACGTGATTAGCTGTGTACGTGGTTTCCTTATCAAAAAACTTACCTTTACCACCAATTGCAACGATACTTGTTGCCGAACCTCCGGCCCCTCCTGTGCCCGTTCCATACCAAAGGACGGCATTGCCTTCACTAAAGGCTACTTCGGCATTTTCTAAAGAGGTCGGAGCTGAAGACCCTGTGGATCTTTTAATTCTTAGGGTGTTGGCCATTTTAGAAGTTGCCTCCGTCTACGAGGGTTGATGTTGTCCAGGTGCTATCAGCCTTGTAAGTACCAGCAGCACTGTCGTAATAAACGACGCTTTTATCTACTCTACCCGAATCACTTAAACTTGTCGCTGTTGTTGACCATGATGGACCCTGTGGGCCCTGCGTAGCAATAGTGACAACAGTTGCGTCCCCCTCCGTAACGGTAATTTTATTAGTTGTTTCTGTGATGTTTACAGAACTCATTCGGTATAACCCTCACTAACTGTTAGTTTACCTTGCAAATAATACTCGGACTTCCCCGCCGGATTAGTCAGTTTAATGTCGTAATAAGCAGAGTCAGGGAGTATGGTCGTCTGCGCTTCTGTTAATGAAACATCAACTGTGCCTGTTGCTCTATTCGTGTAAGCAACGGCTAAATCTGCAAACTTTTTAGACCTGTTTTCATTCCAAATCTGGCTTGCAACTGTATAACCTGTGAGATTAATAGCGGCATCATTTGAATCCTTGAAAACAATGTTGACACTCCAATCGCTACGTCGCTGTAGTGTCGGGTTCCATGTTCCGGGGTTAATAGCCATAAGATTAGTTTAAGTCTTAATGATGTAAATCATAGAAATATTTCGAGGTCTTGTTTCTGAACTGTTTCCTGTTCCACCAGAATTGTTAACTGTAACGCTTGTACTAACGCTGACTCCTGTTGTTTCGCTAGTCAAGAAATCTCTTGTTCCTAGTGGGCCACCACCTGAACCACTACCAGAACCATAATTACCAATTGCCCTATCGTTAACCCAAACACTTAAACCATCTGCTACAGATCCGCTCGCTGTTTGACTTTGGCCTTTATGTCTGTGCCCTGGGTCTGACACACTAGAAGTAGCAGAAGCAGAGTGATTGTGCTGTTGATATTGACTTCCCTGTGAACTAGCAAAAGATCGGCCATTATCAATTCCTCTGCTGTTATCAAAGCCCCTTATAAATTCACCACGTAGATCTGGAACTTTAAAATCACTTCCTGAAGTTGATCCCCAAGTCGTTCCAATAGCTGAAAACAACGCTGCGTAAGTCGTTCTACTAACTGCTGCTCCATTACATTCCAGATAACCACTTGGAAGAGTTGTGCTTGCATGAGTGAAAACTGAACCCGAAGGAACACCCTGAACAGCTTGCCAAGTTAAAACTCCAGAACCATCGGTTTGAAGCATATCGCCACTATTTCCGTCGGAATTTGGGAGGGTTAAAGTGACATCACTCGTTAAGGCTGGAGCCGCTAAAGAAATATAATTAGAGTTCCCTGAGTCCCTAAGTCTTAAAGCTTTTCCATCCCTAAGCGTTAGGCCACTGGAATTAAAATGAGATATTAAAGCACCTCCAGCGGAGATCCCTAGGTCATTAGCCGCGACTTTATATAAACCTGTGTCTGTGTCTCCAGCAAAACCAAGTGAAGCAGCCCCGACTGTCCCAGCAGCAATTAACACACTGCCTGTAAATGTAGCCCCAGATAATGCTGCTAATCCTAAATTTGACTCAGCAGTTCCCAAAGAAATCCAACCATTATCACTAGCATTTCTAATCTTTAAAGTGTCAGGTGTTGTACTTGTATCTAACCATAATTGGTGTGCCGTAGTAACTGAGGGGGCAGAGCTCCCACTGCTAAGACTGTATAAAGCCGCAAGGTTGTTATTAATGTCGGCCCTTACGTTTCCGCCTGTATTATTTTGAATGACTTGATCTGACTGAGGACTCATTAGGCTCCTTGTCCGTAACCGGTGGCTGTCCAGGTGAAAGCTCGCGCTTGCCTAGCGTTAGAACTATTGTAGATCGAAACCGTGAAAGCGGTAGCAGAACTTGACGCTATGGCGTAATAGTCACCAGAAGCAGAAGCGCCCATGCTTATGCCTATTGCCGGAGTTGCATTAAATTTCTTTGCGAAAGTAACTGTTAAATCACCGCTGGTAGAAGTTGTTCCTGATCCGTTAATTGTCCTTGTAGGGGCATTAGAAGCGACTCTTAATTGTTCAATTGCAATACGAGCTGTATTATCTCCACCTGTTGTTACTTCCGCTTTTAACTCATAGCCTCTAGCTGAGAATTGAGCATTATTAAACGGCCTCCATGATGTCCATGTAGGGGAGCTACTCGGATCTGTTTGCGTTGTTCTTATATATAGTTCTGCATTACAAGTAGCAGGTGTTGCACCGTCGAAATCTGCAATTGCATCAAAATTGGAATAAGTGTCAATGTATGGGTTGCCAGGGAAAAACCCCCTTACTTTTAGTGTGCTATCAAGTTGAACATTAAATACATCACCTAGATCAATAGGGTTATTTTGAAAAAGATAAGTTCCTGAAGTCTTCCAGTTCGATCCATCAGCAGCATTTAATAATTCGCTATTAGCAACGACTAAATCTGTTTTTGTTCCAGAGAAAGCTGTATCCTCTGTTTGATTATTGATATTGACTAAATTCTGTAAATCGGGCTTTGTAAATTCAACAATTGCTGTCCCTGTGCTTGTCCGCCCACCTGAATCAACAAACTTTGCTAGATACGTTCCCCCTTTTAAATCTGCATAAGCTTCTTTTGCTGTTCCAGTTAGGTCACTATGAATACTTGAAGCATTAGCCCAAGTAACTCCAGACAATGCTGGTGAATGTCTTAAACGAACTAATCCACCAACAACAACATCAAGATCGCTTGATTGAGTCCATTGCAAACGAGCCAATCCATTAGTCGGAACCATCGTTAAATTAGTTACATCGCCTGGGGCTGCGGTCTTACCTGCTAATGCCTTGTTAAAGGTTGCTATGGTGCTGCCTTTATTTAGATAATTAATAGCCTGAATTTGCACTTGCAATGTTCCAGCTCTTAACGCGCCAAAGTTTCCACCCTGCCTTAAGCTGACTGATGGAGCAGCGGTTGTAATTGTTGCCCAATTGTCATTGTCTACCCTGTAAGTAATCCTAAAACCTGTGACTCTTTTGCGGTTATGCTGCCAACTTAGATCACAACCAACAAAGACACCCTGACCATCTGAATAAAGAAACTCTTCGCCTTCTATATCTGTAACAGGATCAGGCGCAGCGCTTAGATTGCTGATATCTCTAAGGACAATATCTTCACCTGAATCAACGGATGCATAGATTGAGCTGTTGTACTCAAGACCTGTAACTGTATAAACTCCGTCGCCTTTCTCAACAATAGAAACAACACGGTACTGTTGAGATTGAAGATCCGTTGTTTGGATCAAATAAATAGATTCATCATTAGGCGCTTCACTAAATGCACTGGAGACAGTAACAGTAGGAGGCGTTGCGTTTGGAGCATAGTTACTAATTGCTTTTGTTTCTAAAAGACCTGTCGGAAGAATGACTGATAAAGTCGGATTTTTTGTTAAATCAACAGAGAAGTCTTCACCGCTATCAATATTAATAACTGTTGTTGTTGAACTTGCACCAATACGCCCTGATCTTCTAGTTCCTGCTTTTAATGGGTCTGCAATATCAATAACCATGCCAGGGCGTAAAACAATTCCGCTATCAATCGAAACTTCAAAAGTACAGGTTTGAGTTAATAGCTGTTCTGATTTAAGTGCCCATAAACCCATTCGATGAGCTTGCCCCTGGGAATAACAGCCAAGCGCCTTCACATCCTTATTAATAATTCCATATTTAGAAATAGCATCGGCGTCTTCTACATACTCAAACATTGCTTCCCCTAGCCCCTCATAAGTTTGGTATGCAACCGTAACTGTGGTATGACGCGCCTTTTGAGAAGTTCCCGTATATTCGAAATTTCCATCAACAACGTTGCTAGGTCCTATCACATATTGAGAGTCAGCAGGTTTATCACAGTTAAGCACTAAATTTCCAGCGCCGTAATAACTCATTCCTCGAAACAACGATGTCATTTCTTTAATCGTGCTAAAGACGTCTTTTCTTTGATTGATTAATAAATTGCACGCCATCCTGGGTTCCTGACCACCTTTCCCATCGCTAACTAAGCCATTGCAATATTGACTAATTTCGTAAAAATGCCATTTATCCAAACTGCTTTCAGGAAGATTTGCACCGTACCTAGAAATCAACAAATCATATAAACACCAGGCCGGATCATTGCACCAAGTAGCCGCGCCAAAAGTTCCATCCCATACGCCTGAATAAGTTACTCGGCCTATATGTGTAGTTGTATCAACTGAAGCGTTTGAAGGAAGCTTGATCTTTATGCCCCTGAGCAAAAAGCGCCTTGTAGGAATCTGTGAAAACTGACGAGAATCAAACCGCAAATAGCAAAGAGCAGAATTGGGATAACTGAATTTTTCATCAACAATTTCTGTATAGCTAGCCCACCATGTTTGACTCTCTTCTTTAGACCCAGCATCATCACCGCTTACTCTAGTAATCTTTATATCTACAGGGAAAGCACCACTTAAATTAAACAAATAGTCACGTAAATAAACGTTGCTAGATTTTCCTTTGATTTCATCTTGCTTAATTAAGTTATAACCGCCCCCGTTATATTGAGCTTCTATCTTAATAGTTACTGCGTTACCAACGATGTCACCATCGTCTTCTATTTTACGTAAGGCAGGAATCCTTAAGGTCACTCTTACTCTATTAGTATTTGTGTTTGTTATTTGCCTAACAACAGGGCTAGCTTGAGTAATAATTGAGCCAACAGCGGACTCTGATTCTGAACCATCTAGGGCAGCTATAGACAATTGAGATTGGGTTCCATTCCTTGTTATTACTGAATAACCCGAGAAGTTTGGATTTCCACCTGAGTCAAGGACTGGCGTACCGTCAAGATAAATTGACTTATGACCATCGTCTAGGCCCTGTATCTCCCCTTCAGAAAGCAAGTCCAACACGGTTGCATATTGAACGGACTGAAGTGAATCAGGAGCCTCAACAGGGGGTTCATTTCCTCCCCCTTTGTTACCACCACCAGCGCCTTGAATGTATCTCATTAAACCATTTGATCAACATCAAGACCACTTGATATAACTGAGCTTCCGCAGAAAGTCCTTCCGTAACAAATTGCTATAGGCGTTCCTATTTGGGATGTATTTGTTACCCCGCTGAAACTAAAATTTTGTAATGTGTGCGCTTGCTTCATATCTGGCATTGGCGGAGCGGGTGAAATCATTTCAGCAACACCCCCCAGCATCATCAAAGCACCAATACCTTTCACATAAGAACCAATAGCTAAAGGCGCACTAATGCCAAAAGTTCCAATAGCCCAACCACCAGGGATTAAGAATGATGCTCCAATTAATAAGGCTCCAAAAAGGACGCGCCCCCAGCCTCGACCTGAACCTGTTAAAACAGGTGTAATGCTAAAGACTTCTTTTTCACTCCAGGGATAATGCAAAGTCTCAATGTTATCTTCTCCTACTTGCTCTTTTCCAACCTTTACTTTATAGCCGACGCCATCCTGCTCACTATCAATAAACCATTTCTGTAACCCTGGAAAATTTGCACATAAAGCACGCATCGCCTCCGCAGGGGTATCGACATTAAATTCAAAACGACCTTTTCCAAGACGTTTTTTTAATGCTCCGTAAACTTTAACGACTTTCATGTTTAAGAATTTTAGCAGTGCTTTTTTGGTAGAAGCCACCATAAAGATCTCGTGAACTCAGTCTATCTTGAACATGATGTAAAACCATATTGTCACCGATATATATCGCCCCATGATTAGGAACTTCTGCCTCTAAGTGCATCAGTATTACGGAGCCATATTGTATCTCTTCTAATGGAATTTCTATAAACCCCTCATCTTTGAAATGATCTAAATACATATTTTCCCCCTTGTACCACCACTGATTTTTTCTTTGATAGTCTGTTAATTCAATTTCAAATTCACGCTTATAAAAATCTCTTATCAATGAATAGCAATCAATAACGCCATGAAAAAACTCTCTACCGACATAACCCAATTCAAAACCAGATGGCTCACAATATCCCCAGAGTTCAGTTTTAGGATTTACAACATGCCACGGCAAACCAGATTTTTCACAAGCAACTAAATCGGCAGGGCTAGGAGCATGATTGGTTACAGGATGGGAATGAATAACTGAAACGATTTCACCTAAGTCTTCGGCCTTTGCATAGCAATCAGGATTTAAAACAAAATGTAGATCTTGTTCATCAGCAATATTCTCACAAGGGAAATAACGCTTTCGACCTTTAACAATATGAACCAACCCAACACTCTCTCTAGGGAAATCATTCTTTGCATGTTCAAGAGCTTTTTCTTGTATTTCTTTTGTTAGCTTCATTGTGTGCGCCCTGCTGTTGGAAACGAACCAAAAGGCAATTCACCATTTGCGCCAAATCTCAACTTGCAGGAACTTACACGTTTGCCACATTTATCCTGTGCTAACGAAGAGGCAACAGAGTCGTCAGCCTTCCAATAATTACTACCAGAATAAGAGCACTCAGCAGATCTATAAGCCCACTGGCAAATATTCCCAATTAATTGACGTTTGGGTATTTGAGAATTTGGATCATCTAATTCAGCAGAAAGTTCAAATGAGACAATATTTCTATTTTCAGAAGCCTTCCGATCTATCTTCCAGATTTGAGTTGGAAATCTTGCGTTTGGATCGGCTCCTGATTCTCCGTCTAAATACTTCTTTAGAGTCCTAATTCTTTTAACAACGCCCCCACCTAAGTCATTACCAACAGTTGTCTCGTTAACAAGCAATAATAAAGTCGTCATTACTCCATCTATATTACTAATCGTTAGAGTTGGTCTAGG